GCCTGGGATAGGGTTTTAATCACTGACAAGCCCTCTGCGGATGAAGCCAGCGATGCAGAAGAAGCTCAGCGATCCGGCCAGCAAAGCCCAGCCGGTACCAGCCAGCATCCAGACCCCGCTGCATGCCAAGCAGAAAGCGATCACTGCGCAGGCGATGAAAATATGAAATGCGTTCATGCGATCAGTGGGTCCCGAATTCCAGCCATAAAGTTGTCCATTCCACCACGCCCCTCAGGATTGAGGCTGATCAGAGAAACGGCGTTGAATGTAGCCATCAGCGGGTCGATCTTTGCTGTGCCCGAGGCTTGCTTGGTGATCAAGAAGGCGTTGGCCGACGGCACGCCTTTGGCGTTACCGCATGACCAGGCCATGAGAGGCTGCCCGCAGTGAAGCAACGTGCCTTCGGCGAGCTTCCGCTCTGTTGTCTTGATTGCGCCGGTGAGCTTCCAGCCCTGAGAGATGCCGACGATCTTGTCTTCTTCGACCCCGGCATCAGCCAGGGCGTCGAGAACAGAGCCGATTCCCGCTGGGTCGAGACCGACCTTGTCCAGCAGACCTGTCTCGTTGATGCGTTTGACGATGGCAGCGAATTCCTCAACGTCGTCGCCGATCCGCTTGACGAGGGTCAGGTCACCAATCGCCTCAAGGTCCCTGAGACGTGGGGCTTCGGACTTGCGCCGATCAAGCACTGAAGGGTGTGCCCACGCATGGGCCCAGTGGAACCAGCGACGAGTCCCTGCTTCACGGCCAACAACAGCAAGACCAAGCAAGTCGTCCAGCCCGCCGCCATCGCCACCGACGTCGATGACCTCGCATCGATCAAGGATCTCGTCCAGGTTCAACCAGGTGGCGGCCTGGGGCTCCCAGAATTCGGCACCAACCCAGGCGTCAGACATAAGCGCCAAGCCGATCTCAATGTTGAGGTGCTTGGCCAGGAAGCCGCGCAGCTCCGCTTCTCCGTCGATCTCCGCCTGCATGAACAAGCGTTCAAGCGTTGGCCGATCGACCGAGAACTCCATATTGGGGTTCACCAGGTGGAAGTTCTCTGGCTTGCGAGCATCGCCGCTGTCGATCATCTCCTTGGAGAATTCGTAGATGACCGGCAAGAAGCGATTGTCGTCGATGCGGCCATCACGTACGCCACGGGCATAGTTCAGCTTCGACCGGAACACACCTGCGGGCGGTTCGTTCGACTGCGTGGTCAGCCAGATGACGAAGCCTTCGGGCCTCGACAGCAGGCCACCTGTGGCCTCCCGAATCATGTCTGCCGCTTTAGGGTTCTTGCCAAATAGCCAGGCCTCATCGATCAGCACGCCAACGGCCTTCTTGCCGCCAACCACATCGCTGTCAGCGGCAACCACCTTTAGCGTGGCCCCCGTTTCCCGGTGAGTAATCAGTCGCAGGTGTGGCTGCACATGCAGCAGATCCTTCAGCTCCTCGTCGTTATTGACCATGTCCTTGGCCGGCACGAAGGCGTTGTCGGCAATTTCTTTGGTCGGTGCGAGGATGATGAACTCGGCCGACATCCGCCAATTACGCACCAGGGCCGTCAACATGATTGCGGCAGCGATGGTCGACTTGCTGTTCTTCTTCGGGATGCAGAGCATGAACTCCCGAATCAGGCGTTCGCCGGTCTCGCTGTTGTAACTGCCAAACACAGCACCTGCGAAAGCGAGTACCCACGGGGCACAGGCGCTCTCGATGGTTGGGCTACCCGGGGCATCGACTATGCGGAGCCCCTTGAAGACATCAAGGCTTTCTTCCGCCTCTTGGGGAAAGAGCGGTTCAGGGATGATGGATTCGCTGGCAGCCAGACGCCGCCACCAATCCGGGCAGGCTGTTGTCCAAAGCATGTGTTACCCCTTGACGACAGTGAGGGGCGGCTTGCTCTGGGAGTACTTGCCCTTTCCGGCCTCTTTTGCGGCCTCCGCCTTCTGCTCTTTCTTACCCGCCTCGGCCTTCTTCCCGTGCATGTAGGGCACGGCCGTCTGGGCAGCGTTGCGCCGGTCAAAGACTTTCGCCCGAGGCTCGTTCATCAACGCGATCAACCACTCGAGCGGATCCTGTGTGTCTGGAAGGCAGCTCAGGAATTCACCGTCCGCCTCATTGACCTCGACAGAGTCTTCAGTGGCCTCATCGGCCTTTGCTTTGCCTCTACGTTTTTTCGGCTCAGGTTTAACACTGAGCTCTGCTCTTCGAGCGAGAATTGCGGCCACAATCTTCGGATCAGTGGCCCAGCGCGAGCCAGCTGCAGAAGCTGCCGAGGGCTTGCTGCCCGCGGCTTCCGCCGCTTCTTTGTTTGACGCACCCCGGGCCTTAGCGTCAACAAACTGTCGCTGTTTGTCTGTTAACACCATTAACAAAAACCTTTAGGGGGGAGAAAAATGTGCACGTGGGGTCGGAGGCGGTCTAGCTACATGAGAATCTCTAGCTTTTGCCCCCCCCCTACCTCTTTAGCGGCATGCCACTGGCGTGCCTCTAGGTCGCTGTCCGCCGGTTTCGACGATCCGCTGACGCCTCAGCCGCCCAGGCCAGCTGCCTCCTCGGCCTGCTTCACGGAGTCGTGGCAAGGTTTGCAGAGGCTCTGCCAGTTCCCCTGATCCCAGAAGAGAGCCATGTCTCCACGGTGAGCAATGATGTGGTCGACTACCCTTGCCGCGGTTGTGCGGCCGTCCCGTTCGCAGAAGACGCAGAGCGGGTGGTCAATGAGGTACCGCTCCCTCGCCTTCTGCCACTTGTAGTCGTAGCCTCGCTGGGAACTGGTCATGCCGCTTCGCCAACTACCAGGTGACACAACCTTAACCCGCGAGCCTGCGCTCTCCTTGATGCGGGAGCCGAGCGTCTTGAGCCTGGCCATCATTCAACCCTTACAATCTTGGCCACATTCCCCTTCGCCCGGCACACCAACACGGCAGCCAGTAGGTAGAACGCGGTGTTGAACCAGGAGGCGTCGGCGAAGTCGTCATGCATCACCATCCGCCCGACAAGGCTGATGAACTGCATGCCGGTAACAGCACACGCAGCCCAGGCCATCAGGGAAACACCCAGCTTGTAGCGGGCGTCTGGGTAAGGTCGGTAGCGCAGGCCGATCATCACGAAGATGACCGCACACAGCGCAGCCTGGATAACGGCAACCATTCAACCCTCCTTCCTGGCTCGCAGGCGGAAGACCCATCGCAGCCAACTCGGCATGCGTCCGGTCTCCATCCACTCCAGCAAGCCGGAGAACGTGACAACGCAGAGCACACCGCAGACAAAGGCGCTGAATCCGGCGGTCTGGGTCCAGGCCCGGCCCATCAGTTCAGCTGCACCAAAGTAGCCACCGATCCAACCAGCCAGCAGGTAGCCGACGCGGCGCCAGGTGCTGATGTCCTTGGCGAACACCACATAGAAGAAAGCCCCGCCGAACGCACCGACCAATGCGGCGAGATCCAGCTGGGGAAATGCAGCACCCAGGCCGACGCTGGCAAGTACGCCGGTCACTGCGAGGGCGCCGGTGCTTGGATCGGCCATAGGTGCTGCTCCATTAGGTAGATGCAGTCTTCGTGATATCGTCCTGATTCAGCCACCATGAGGCAGTTGCTCAATGAAGAAGTGCACAGAGACAGACAATTTCGCCCGCTGGCCTTTCGTGGCCGGGCCTGTGAGAGATGACGGGGAAAGGAATAACGGGGCTATCGATTTGGTTGCCAACCCCGAAAAAATCGATTTGATCCATGAGGCGACCGCAGAAAACGGCCTGAAACCTTTGCTCATCCAGATCAACCGCCCGGACGGACAGTTTATGTCGCTGGGGTGCGCATCCGGACAGGACGAAGGCTCCTACGGTTCCTACTTGGAAATTACCTTTCGAGACTCAACCAAAGCTCGGGACGAGGATGGCAATACCATTCTTGAGGAAAAATGGAAGGCCTGGGTCTCTGAAAGACTCAAGGAACATCGAGATTTTATCGCACCAGTGATCTCGAACGTTGTTTGGGAGTACCGAGAATTTTCCCTGAGAAAAGCTCCGGCACAATTCCTAGTGACCATCTACACGCGAGCCACGAACGCGGCGACTCATGGGCAGTTGGTTTCGCTGGTCGCCGAGTTCCTTGAGCACGTAGAAAATGCTCACCGCTAAGGGAACACGCATAAAAAAACCCAGCTAACATGGCTGGGTTTTAATTTTCACTCCTCAACATGCGCAGGAATGACAGGATGGGCAAATAATCGGCCACGCGGCCACTTGATGTCAAGCAGCATTTTCCATCGACAGACCTTCGTAGCTCAGAATGCCTCCTGCCACTTCCAAAGCCTCTTCCGCCATCTGCTCCAGCACGTCCTCGATACCCTTTCTCCAGCGGCGACGAGTGCGCTCCGGGCGGGCTTCCGGGTCCCAGCGATTTATGTCGTAGAAATGGGCCGGCAGTACGATGATGTCGCTCGACCGCTTACCATCGGCGCCCTTCATCTTGGGAATAGCCCAGGCCGTCACGGCGCTGGTGATGAACAGTTTCGGCGCATGGGATGCAACCATTGGGATCAGGCGGCTGATCGACTGAACCTTTCGGCCCTTATGCGTGCTGAACCTGGCTACCAACACATCCCAGTGGCGTGGCTTCAGCTGACTGTGAAGCCGGGCAAATACCCAGCAGTCAGCATCCATGCGACTAATCTCGCCGCGCTCTACCGACCGACTCAAGGTAGCCATGTCGCGGCCATCTTCGCTGCCCGGCTCATATAGCTTCTGCCACGCCTGCTTGCTGGTGTTGTCGATCGCTTCTGCAGCCAGGGCCGAGACGACCGCCGCGAGTACACTGCTGTAAATCATGTCCTTCCCCCTCAATCCCCGGTGTAGTTGCTGCCCCCGGCGCCAAGCCGATTGCCTTCCTGATACTGCGCCTCCGGACCCGTGGCCCGAGGGTTCTTGAATTGCTCGATCTGCCGTCGCGCGGCATGCAGGGCCATGCTGAGCTGGGTCACCAGTTCATCCAGGGCCAAGGCCTCGCCCGTCGCAGCCACCACAAAGCCCGAAGCGTTGCAGTGGTCGCATGGCAGCTCGTGAAACAGGCCCTGCGTGACCGCTCTCCCACGGCACAAAGGGCACTCAGCCAGCTCGATCACGGCCTTCTTGAACGCTGGGCCGTGCTTCTTCATCAATCGACCACCTTCAGCCCTTGGGCCCGAAGCGACTTTTCCGCCACCTCTCGCGCCCAATCCCCGTCAGGGTCGCCCATGGACGCCGGGAATGGGTTGGTCACGCGCAGCGCTTCACGGGATGCCCACCAGCCTTCCCGGCGGGCCTGGAAGACCACTTCTTCGGCAGCCGTCCAGCAGCCCTTGCAAGTCACGATGTAATCGCCAACTGCCGGATCCCACTTGATGCCATCCGGAATCGGGAAGCGGCACTCGAACTCGGCGCGGATCTTGCCGTCGTTCTTCATTTCGAATCCTCGCTTATGGTGGATACCGGAAGGCCGTCGAAGCCCGCGCGCCCTGCGACCTCGCAGAGAATCCATGAATCCGTTGATCTATCACCGGTCAAGCCGTGAACCGAGGCGAAACCCTTCTGATCAAGGTGTGCGTGCCACTTCTCCAGCGCCTCGCGCTTGCGGGCCATGACGTCGGACTGGATGTACACCTTCACGTTGTGGCCCATGGCGTGGTTGATCAGCAGCTCACCCACCAGGTGGTCAACACCGAGGTCAGCCCAACCGGTACGGGCCAGCTTGCGTAGGTCGTGGCTGGTCCACTCGCCCTGCCCCATGACCGAGAACACCGCAGAGGCCTTCGATTCGCTCATGGGCTTGCCCTGCCGCCCCGGGAACAGGAACTCGCCCTCGTAACCCTGCTTGAGCTGGATCTCGCGGCAGGCCATCAGCAGGAAGCGCACCTGGTCGGTCAGTGGCAGGCGGTGCTGCACGCCGGTCTTGGTGTGCTCGGCGGGAATGAACCACTCCCGTTCGGCCAGGCTGATGTGGCTCCAGCGCGCCATGCGGGTTTCGCCCAGCCGAGTGCCGTGGCACAGCATCATCAGGGCCAGCAGGCCATGCTGCGGGTTGTGGGCCAGGGTGCTTTTCATGCGCGCCATCAGGTCTTCGAGGTGCACGCCACGCAGCCTCGACGGCTTGACCGTGACCTTGGCCTTGGAGAAATCACGGAAGCGGATGCCGGCCACGGGATTGGAGCTGAGCAGGCCGAGCTTGGTGGCCTGCCGGAAGGCCAGTGCCAGCAGCTGGAACACCAGGCGCACGTAGTCGATCGACAGCGACTCTTGCAGTGGCCACATCAGTTCGCGATCGAGCAGCGCCTTGTCGATTTTGGCCAGCGGGATTTCGCCCAAGCGAGGCACCAGGTGCTGCTTGATAGCCGACCCCGCCGTACTCTTGCGCTTGCCCGACAGGTTGCGGTCTCGGGACATGCGCTCAGCGAACCAGGACAGCAGCTCACCAGTCAGCACCCAGCTCGATAAGCTCGACCCTTCACCAGCCTCCAGTCGCAGACGGATATCCGGCAGCGCCGCGGCCACCTTGGCGGCGCTCAGTTCTGGGTACGAGCCGATCAGGTTCCACTTACCCTTGTGCACCAGGTACCACGATCCGCGCTCGCGGGAGCGGTGAAAGCGGAAATACAGGCCATGGTTGCCCAAGGCTCGCAGGTCGCGCACCTGGCCGGCGGCCTGCCGGCGAATCTCTGCATCGCTGATTTTCACAGCGGCGGTATTGGTCATGCTGCAACCTCCGTTTTTGGCAGGGCCAGGTACGCCCTCAGGCACTCCATGGCGTCGAAATGCCCCTGACACACAACGGCCAGGTAGCCTTGGTCGTTCAGCCGGCGAATGCACGCTTGCTGGCTGGACGAGAAAGGCGCCGGGTCAACGGTCGCCTTGAATTCGATGTACAAACCGAAGTACCCGCCGCGGGCCATGGTCAGCACCAGGTCGGGGATGCCGGCCTTCACGCCCTGAGCCTTGAGCTTCAGCGCCAC